ACCTACTAAAAATTATCCAATCATTTAGTTTGCACCATGGTCCTTTAGGAAATTTTTCTTTGTCAAAGTAACAAAGGTCTCCCATTTTAAGCACAAGACCACACACTGTAGTCATCTGTATGGTTTCTTGAGTTGTATCAGATAAAATAATTCCACCTTTTGTTTTTTTTGGTCCTGCAAAAGGCAGAACTAAAAGTCTATAACCAGTTGGTGTAGGTAATTTATCTAATGTTGATTTATCGATCGCTTTTGGATCAAGGACTGTTTCTACTTCTTCTTTAGCCTTGTAGGCATCGAGAAGTGCTTCAGTCCGTTTCGGTGTCTCCGTGGACTTGTTCATCTTCATACTCCGTTTGTGACAGCAGGTCTTTAAGACTCTGTTGCAGGTCCTCTAGTGACCTGATTTGACCCCTAACATATTGTAGTTTCTCAATAGTGTCAACACCATATATAGCGTGGTCTTTAAGTTTTTGAAGTTCAAGTTTTATTTTTTTTTGTACTAATGAAATTGTATCTATGTCCATAGATTATAATTTAAATTGTTGAAGCACACCAAGTTTTTCTTCTGCTGCGGAAATTTTTTCAACAAGTTTATCAATTTCATCTAAATGTTGTGGGTGTTCACCAATTCCAACTGGTTTTTCTAAATATATTTGTATAGTTGCATCAGCTTCAGATATTTGAGCGTTGTATCTATCTTCCAAAGCTTGTAAAATAGTAGATCTTAGACTCATGAAGAATCTATATATTATTTAATAATTTTGTAAATTAAAAAACGCCTTTAAAATTAGTACCCTTTATTGCAGCACCTGCACCTTTACAAACACCACCAGTTTTCATTCCTTTTGGTCTTTTTTTACTAAAAGGATCAGGTCTTCCCATACCTGCATCCCCATAAGCGCTAGTGGTTGTATCTATTCTTAAACCTGCAGGTATTTTTGTGTAATCATTTTCTTTTTTTTTTCTTTTTTTCGAAGGTCCAATTGTTTCTTTTGAACTTCTTTCTCTATTAGGGAATTTTTTTCTTTGTGGATAATCCATTATATTTTTCCTTGTGCTTTTAATTTCTTTATATCACCTTTTGTAAGACCTGTTAAGTCCACTTTTGGTTTTACCGATGTAATATCTGGTGATATTCTTTTCGGCTTAAATAAGTTTTTTATCCATATCCATATTTTCATTTTACGTCCTAACGTTAGTTGGTTTAGGTCCTGTATTACCCGCTGCTCTTTTTCTGGCAACAGCAGAGGCCCTTTGCGACTTTGTCATTTGTGTGGCTTTTGCAAGTGGCACGCACTTCGGATACTTCCGTTTTGTACCACTGGCAGATTTTCTTCCACACTCTTGATACTTGCCACCTTTTTTCTTTGCTCCAATATCTACCCATTTTTCTTGAAACCATTTAGTTAAACCACCAGTTTTCATTTTTTTTGTGCCTGCTGGAACACAATTGGGAACCATTTTGTTTCCCTTTTTTTTCATACCGGCTTGAACGTATCCCTCCCAACAAGTACCTCGTTTGTACATTAGTATACGCCTTTGAAATTCATCCCCTGTACTGCCATACCACCACCTCTAACTTTAATAGATCTTAAAGTCTTTGCTTGTTTAGCATGTAAGCTAGAAGCCTTTTCTAATCCTTTTGCAACTTTAATAATTTTACCTTTATTGGCAGCTGTATATTTTAATTCACCTTTTTTACCATATTCAGAAATAGGGTTTTGAATTTTTTTTTGATAATCTCTTCTTGCTTTTGGATCACCTGGAATTACTTTCTTTTTATTTTTTTTTACTTCTGCATGCAGACCTTTATTAGCTTTCTTAGGTCCCCAATCTTTTCTTTTTGTTCCCGATGGGTCTTTTATTTTACCTGCACAAATTTTACTAGCATATGCATTCGCATATGCTGACGGATAAACTTTGAACTTACGTTTCGCTGCAGCTTTTCCTCTTGGGCATAATTTTGTCATATCTGTTGCATCCTTTTATCTGTTGATAATATATTTTTTTCTGCTTTAGGTCTAGCCTGTGAGTCTTTACTTCTTTTACGAAGTTGAGCTACCGCTGAGTCCCTCAACAATCTTTCTTTTTTTGCTTTTTGTAAATCTCTTATTAAATTCATTTTTTACCTTTAAAAATTTGTGTTCCCTTGATACCATATATTGACGCCACGACAAGGATCCACAAATTTGTGAACCATGACGGGAGCTGCTGGAATTGTTCAAAGAACATTTTTATTTTTTCTGCTGATCCAGGATCGTCCGAGAAGACCCCCCAGGCAATCACCAATATGGGCGCCGTGAGAACGAGCAACACGAACTCGTCTTTCCAGTCCGATTGTCTAGCTTCTAATAATTTGCCTTGGTACTCACTTTCCCCTCGGGCCATTTTATCGGCATGCATTAGTTGTGCATCTGCCATTTTCATTTTTGTTTCTTGTTTTTTCTTATAGATGTGCGTTGCCGCATTTAATCCCAATTTTAGTGCACTGAACCACATTGTATTTCTCCTGTCTTCTTTGACACATATATTTTATCATTTTATCAATACATTCGTAAGCCCTAGCACCGGATAACCGCCACCTCCAGGTTTGTGACCAATTTGGCTTTCTAATTCTTACTTTAAGAACACTTCCACCAAAAAAATTAGAAAATCTATCTAAAATGTCCTTATCACACATTTCAATACCACATTGAAATGATTTTCTTCCATTACCCTTACCCCAAACACCAAAACTTCCCTCACCATCAAAAAGACCAGCAAGAAAAAGTAATTTATTTTTTTCTGATAGCTTTTCGTAAGAATTTTTTTGCATTTTTGAGTGTGATTCCCTGTGGATTTGGTCCTCTCTTTGGCGGTGGCCCCGATTTTTTCCCTCCACTTAATCCTTTTCTCATTTTTGTTGTATTTTTTCCCTAGCTACTTCTAAACGTTCATCAGATTGCTGATCTTGCTGAGCTAATTTATCATATTCATATTCTAAACGTTGTGCAGCTCTTTGATTTTCTTGATCTTGTTTAAATCTTGTTTCTTCAGCTTTTCTTTGAAGATCCATAGCTCTTAAATCAACTTCTTGTTGTTTAATTTTTACTAATGGGTCTTGTTTTCCTGCTTGTTGTTGCATTTCACCTTGTACAAGCTCTTGTGTAATACGCGCAGCAACTTTAGCAACTTCTGCCTCGAACATTATTTCAAATTGTTGCGGGTTTACTTGTGCCAATTGTTGCATTTGTGGATTTTCCATCATTACAGCTTTAACTTCTGCCTTTGCCTTGAATGAAACGTGGTCAGAAATATGTGATTGAAGTAATGCATACACTTGTGGATTAATTTGAACCATTCTTGATTGCATAAAAGCCATGTGTGCTGCTAAATGTGCATCATGATCTTGAAATTCAAACGCTGTTAACAGTTTCATTTGCAAAGCACGTGCATTTTCTTTTGCTGGATCCATGGGTTCAGGTTGTTTTGGTGGTGGTTTAAGTATTGCTTCTATTTGTTTAGTCCCAAGTGCCTCATAAACACGTCTGTACGCTTCATGAAGGTTATGCATTTGTGGATTAGACATTGCAATTTGTAAATTTTGTTGAGCAAGAGTCACTCTTTGTGCCATCGACATAATATTTGGGTCTGCAACAGGTAAAATATCGATTCTATTATCAAAATCTGAAGATTTTATTTGTCTTGGACCACCATAAACGTCATAAGGATACTCAGGTGGTAGTGATTCAGCGCAAATTCTCGATAAAATTTTAAATTCTAAACGCATTGCATAGTAACAACGCTTGTGAACACCACTCATCACACGTGATCCACGCTCCATCATTGCTATTGTTGTGCCAACAGCTCTATTTTGTGCATCATTGCCAATGTTGTTATCAGTAATTGCTGCAAATTTTTGTCCTGCTTGAACTACAAAACCTAAAAGATTGTACAATGTAACCGATGGCTCTGTAAAAGGTAAATTAAAAAACTGATCTCTTATGTTTCCACCTGGTGCATCTACATCTCTGAACTCTCCAGGTTGAATTGGTTGGTCATCATCACGTACTCTGATTCCCCTAGACTTAAAACCAGCAGGTAAATTTTTAAGAGTACCTGCATCAATTAATTGTCTTAATGATTGAGTAGCTGCTTGAGATAGTCCACCAATCATATGAGTTAAACCGAAACCATAAAAGCCTAATCCTGGAAGAAACTTATAATGAACAAAGTATTCTATTCGTGAATAATTAAGATCCCCAGGTCTATAGTTACGATAAATTGATAATATCTCTCCTGATCCTTCATCAATAGTTACAATGTAAGGTATTTTAATTTTTTTAGCTTTGTCATCAAAATCTTCATAATCATCAAGATTTAAATCAACATGCATTTCAAGAATATTATGTAAATAATCATCTCCTGTTTTTTTTATTCCTTCTAATTGATTTAATTTCTTTTCGACATCGTCTGGTTCAGAGTTAGATTCAATTAATTCTATATCTCTGTAAAAACCAGCAGCCATTTTTTTTGTGACTTCATTCTGAGTCATTTTAATGACGTGAGTAATTCTCTCACAATCTTTTAAATCTGATGCAAAGTAGGGCACCACTAAATCTTCAGCAGGTACAAATTTTGAAACAGGTCTATCTAACAATGCATCAAAATAAATTTTTTTAAATGTAGAACCTGATAGTGGCAAATAAAATAACATTTGATCCATGTCAGTTGTGTAATCTTCCATCTCTTCCATTAAAAGATAGTTCATATAGTCTTTGACTCTATCTGCTTGTTGTTCGTTAGCCGGTGTTACTAATCCTAAAACTTGTGTTCTTACAGGACCGTCAGATGGAACTAATTCTTTGTACGCTTGTGCTTGAAACTGTGTAACAGATTCAGCTAACAACGGATGTGTGACACCGGAAGCCCCTTTAAATGGTTTTGTAACTTCCTGATATTTGGTTCCTAATAAATCTAAACCTTTGATATATGCATCTTCCCAATCTTTTCTAGATGTTTTATCTTTTTTGTATTCTGCTATTAGTTCTCTAGCCATTGAACCTAGAGTTCTTTCGTCCATAGACTCTGCTAGGTTTGCATTAAAATCATCTTCTAAAACTTTTTCTTCGTCTGAACCTTCTTCATCAAAACTTACATCAATAGCACCCTCAACACCCTCGGGTCCTTCAATAATTTCTTCTTGTTCAAGAATATCTTCTGTTTGAGGTTCTTGTTTTTCTACTGCCATCTCAATCCTTAATTATATTTACTTATAAATCCACCCTCTTTTTTGTAGATCTTTTGTGGATTTACCATGTTTGGTGATACTTTAACAGAAAAAACGTCTGTGTACAATCTCAGGTTATTGTCTGGTATGAATTCTAAACCCTCTTCCATTCTGCTTGAAACTCTAGCATGTTCTTCAACTTTGTATTTTTTATCACCGGAAACCTCAACATTTTTTTCTGTAACGGATTTGTAAGGTTTTGTTGGATCAGATTTAGAAACTTTTATAGGCCCCGCCTGTGTGTCAAATTCTTTCGCAATTTTTTTCATAATGTCAGGGATTACAGCAAATGATTTACTGCCTGGTGTTTTTTTACCACTAGAATATCCGTAAAACTGTGTATAAGCAGATACTTTTTCTTTATCCATACCTCTTTGAAGAAGGTTTGTTGGTGCAATAGCAACATAATCAATACCTTCTTTAGCAGCCTTATTTGTTAACAATTTAACAGCAGCACTTGCATATGAAGATCTGTCTAACAATGGAAAATAATTTTCTTTATTGATTTGTTCATATTCAGTTGCTTTTTTTGTAATTGTTTTTAATTGATTATCTATTGATTTAATTTTGTTAGCACTTAATTCAATTTCAGCGGGCCTTAGTTTTCCACTAAGAATATCATCACTCAATTTTTTTCTACTTTGCGATAAAAAATTAATAACTACATCGTTTTGATATGGGTTAGTTCTTCTTACTGTATTAAAAGGATCTTCACCCGCTTCTCTTAAAGATTTAGATATTTTTTGATTTGTGTCTGATTGTATTTCATGAATAAAAAAAGCTTTTTTGCCATCAGAAGTTGTTCTTGTATCATATCTTACATGAGCAATTGGGTTAGATGCTTCCTTATCATCATAGTGCGGATTTTTCTTTCTACCTTTATTCATGTTTAAAGGTATTCTTTCATCTAAAACTAAAACACCTTCTCTGTAATTTTGGCCTCCAGGAAAGGTATAGCCAGCTTGAGATTGATATTTTGTTCCCTTAACATTTTTTAATGAAGCAACTAAATCATCTATTTCTCCTTGCATTTGATTAAGTGCAACTTTCTGTTCTGTTGTTGCACCTTTTTTGAGTTGCCCAATTAAACTAGCAGATTTAG